AGAAGTCGCAGAAAAGCGCGTGACCGAAGCATACCGCAAAAGAGGTCGCCGGAAAGCGACAGAATGAAAAAGGAGGCTCATACCATGAACGAAAAGACATTAACCTCGGAACAGCGCGCGACCCTGATAGCCTATATCCTGATGACTACGAAAATGCGCGAAGAAGAAGCGGCGGCGTGGGACAAATTAGCCGAAGAAAAGACCGCAGGCGGACAGCCGCGCTTCCGTCACGCGGCGGCAAATGCGCAGTATTGGCGGGAACTCCAAACGAAGCTAACGGAAATCATCGGGATTCTGGAGGCGTGAAATGAACGTTTTCGACCGAATCACGGCAAGCCCGCAGGCGTTGGCGGATTTCCTGCAAGCGATTCCGGCGATCAATGCGCCGTGGGACAATGCGTTTCATCGCATCTACTGCGATCAGTGCGCGGCGGAAAACTGCGACAACTGCCCGAATGAAGCCCTTCGGGGCAGCGCGCTTTGGTATTTGACGCTTCCGGTGGAAAGCTGCAAGGAGGGTCAATAAATGGGGGCTGATTTGGAACGTACGGCGATCATGCGGCTACAAGAAGCCGCGAATATGTCTGAGCGGTTCTACAAAGCGCCGTTGATCGTCACGACAAGCGGCGGAAAAGACAGCTCGGTTTGCATCGCCCTCGCAGAGCGGGCAGGAATCGAATTTGAAGTCATGCACAATCACACAACGGTTGACGCGCCGGAAACAGTTTATTTCATTCGCAATGAACTAAAAAGATTGGAGCAAAAAGGCGTTAAATGTTTTCTGAATTACCCGTATTACAAGGGCGAACGGGTTACAATGTGGAGCTTAATTCCGCAAAAACTTATGCCGCCGACGCGGTTAGTACGGTATTGCTGTTCAATCTTAAAGGAGCAAGGCGGACAGGGGCGGTACATTACAACGGGCGTGCGATGGGCGGAAAGCGCGAAACGCAAGCAAAGGGGCATTTATGAGGACATAGCAAGTAAAAAGAGCGAAAAGGTGATTATTAACAATGATAATGATGACCGCCGCAGGCTCTTTGAATCATGTATGCGCCAGCGCAAAGCGGTTTGCAATCCGATTATTGACTGGAAGGATTCGGACGTTTGGGACTATATCGAATCCGAAAAAATCCCGATAAACCCGCTTTACAAGTGCGGTTACTCCCGCGTCGGGTGCGTTGGCTGCCCTATGGCTGGAAAAGCAGGCAGAAACGCAGAGTTTGCCCGCTATCCGAAATATCAGGAAGCGTATATACGAGCGTTCGGGCGAATGCTGGAAGAACGAAAGCGGCGAGGAAGGACGGCAACGCGAGGTTGGGAAACCGGGCGGGACGTGTTTCATTGGTGGATGGAGGACGGCGTTTTACCGGGGCAGATTGAACTCGACGATCTTCTTTCCGACGAGGACTATGACGAATGACCCGCGCGGACTATACGCGGACGTGCGCCGGATGCGGCAGCGTCGTAACGGAAGATTGGGTAAATGGTCAAAAGTGTTTCAGATGCTATGAGCCGGGGCAAACGTGCGGTTACATCGTCGGCATTGAACGGTTTCTGCCGTACGTCCCGGCATGGTGTCCAAAAATGGGCGGCTGCTTACGACCGCCGGAAAGATACGAGGTACAAAAGACATGAAAAAGCTGTATTCAAAGCAACTCGGCAGCGAGGTCTACGCGCTTGCGCCGGAACAGTTGAAAGTATTCGCATCGAGCGGGTACGAAGTCCCCACGCCGGAAGCCGTCATTGCAGACGCGGGCGCTATCCGCATCGTTCCCCCGGTAGGAAAGCGCGCGTATGCGGTATTCAAATTCACGACGGGCGCTTTTGTCGTTCGCACGTCCGCCGAAACGATGACGATGCAGGAAGTCGGCACGTTCGTCGGTGAGGTCGTGCAAGCGGCTATCGTCTGCAAGCTGGCGGAAAACGCTGACCCGGATAGACAGAAGCCGGAAGCGTCGGGCGGTCAAATCGCGTCGGCGGTCGCGGCGCTGACGGCGGCGATCAGGCGGGCGACCGGCGAAGCGCACGCGGGCGGCGATCAGGCAGCGGCGGAAAGCCCGGAGGTAACGGAATGACATTCGGCACGTGTAGATACTGCGGGCAAGTCGTGAATCTGGACTATGAAGAAGAAACGCAGGCGGAAGCCGATATTGCCGCTTCCGAAAAATGCGAATGCTACGACGCACGGCATGAACGGAATCTGCGCAAGCAGATCACGGCGGCGCAAAACCGCATTCGCAAGATTTTCGGGGACGATGCTGCAAAGCTGGGCTTTGCCCCGATTGCTGCCGAAGAACCGCTGCAACTCCTGAACGCTATCGCGGAGCAGACCGCACGCGGGTTTATTACGTCGGCTACGATCAACGTGCGCGGGCTTTGCAAGGCGAAAATCACGATGACCACAAAAGAGAAAATCAAGGTCGAGCGCAGCGAAACGAAAACGTACCAGTTGGAGGAATGACGGCGAATGAACGAAGCGTATAACATTGACTGCATGGAATTTATGCGCCGCGTTCCGAGTAAATATTTCGATTTGGCGGTTGTAGACCCGCCGTACGGGATTGAAAAGGGATTCAAGGAGACAAGCCGGGTTAGGCGCTACGGGCAGACAAAGACCGCGAACGACGATAAACCGACGGCGGAATACTTCACCGAACTGTTCCGTGTCAGCAAGAATCAGATTATTTGGGGCTACAATCACTTGTCGGATTTGCTGCCGCCGACGAAGGAATTCATTTTCTGGTACAAGCGTCAGCCCGTGGACAGCTATTCCGACGGCGAATTAGCATGGACGAGTTTCAATAAAACGGCAAAATGCTTTGACCATGCGTATTTCGGGAACGTCGGCGCGGATGACGTGCGGATTCATCCCATGCAAAAGCCGGTTGCGCTGTATTTGTGGCTTTACGCGAAATACGCGCGTCCGTACGACAAGATTTTTGATTCACACCTTGGGAGCGGGTCAAGCCGAATTGCCGCTTACGATATGGCGCTTGATTTCATCGGGTGCGAGATCGACGCAGAATATTTTCAGAAGCAAGAACAGCGTTTTGAAGAACATACAGCGCAGCAGCGGTTATTCCTATGACCGCCGCAAGGAGGGTACATCATGGTAACAATCGGATGCGGCAGGACGGTCAAGCCCGTCACGTTCAGCGTCTTAGGCAAAGACGGCAAAGATAAAGCCGTTCGGGGTACGGTTTCGTACATCCATCCGGCGCGCCGCTATTGCATTCTTGAATTTGCCGTGCGGGGCGGCATTCTCCGCGAATCATTCCAACTGATAGACGGCGAAATTGCCGAATAGAGAAAGGCAGGGGCTTACATGGAACGCAGACCTATGAAGCTATACCTCGTCAGACACGCCGAATACGGCGAAACAACCGCAAACGGGCGCTGCAAATATGATGCGATCATCGCCGCCGCGCGGCAATGGCGCGCCCGCTGGACGCAGATAGCCCGCGAATGTGAATTTATTGTGCTTGCCGAAGAAGAACCGGCAAGCACAGAGCAATGACCGCGCAGCAGCGGCGGAAACGCCGCATGATACGCCGGTTCGCGCCGACGGTCGCGCTGTGCGCCGTCATTGCAATCATTGCGGCGGCTTGTGTCTGCGCGCTGGCGCGCCCGGTAGAGCGGGACACACAGCCGGTAACAGCAAACACGGAAACAGTCGCCGCAGCAACAAAAATCGCCCCTGCGATCACAAAAGCGACGGAGCAGATCACGAAAACGCCGGAAACGATCACGCCGAAAGCGCCGGAAGAAACAGAGCCGGAAGAACAGCCGGAGGAAGCGCCGGAAGAAATCAACCGTTATGCGGCGCTGAACGTCACGGAGGACGATATTGATATGCTGGCAGCGCTTGCATGGCACGAAGCGCGCGGCGAACCGTTTGACGGGCAAGTTGCCGTTGTCCTGACTGCGCTGAACCGCTGCTTGTCGCCGGAATTCCCGGATACGGTCGAAGAGGTCGTTTTCCAAAAGTACGGGGACGTTTGGCAATTCAGCCCCGCGCCGTATCTTTGGACAGCAGAACCGACACAGACGCAGTACGACGCAGTTTATACCGCGCTGCACGACACAGATTACATTCTTCCCGCCGAAGCGGTATTTTTCAGCACAAAGGCATACAACGACAATATCGTTGCAGTCATCGGAAATCACATCTTTTGTTCTATTGAGGAGGTCACACAATGAAAATCACACGCAGGACAGAGCAGGAAATCAATATTTCGGAACTGAAAGCGGCGATCAAGGAGGGGCGCGGTCTGGAGGTCATCCGCCCGCACGACGAAATCACGCTTGCGCTTGACACGGGCGAAACGATTACGCCGGTTTGCGGCTACGTCGGCAAGCATAGCGCCCGATTTGTTTTCAAAGATTGCCTCCGCGAAATGTGGCAGATGAACAAGACCATGACCAACAAGGGCGGATATTTCAGAAGCGAAGCCCGCAGACACGTCCTCGAAGATATTCTGCCGCATTTGCCCGCCGAACTGCGAGAAGCGATCACGCCGCGACACTTATGCGAGGAAATCGACGGCGAAACGTACGAATATTTTGATTCGTTGTGGTTGCCGTCGGCAACGGATGTTTTCGGCAATGACCAGGATGGATGGTGGAAGGAAGAAACAGACAGCTTCCAGTTACCTATTTTCAAAGCGGAACGCGACCGCGTGAAGGAAGTTCCCGGAAACGGCACATATCCGTACTGGCTCCGTTCCCCGTATGCCAGCAATTCCACGTATTTCGTGTTTGTGACTACTGACGGCACGGTCAACGGCAGCATCGCGGACTA